GAACGTAGCTACAAATACCCCTTATTTAGTAAATGGCACAGGAAACGCAGGAGATGTTTATTTAGTAACTGGTGCTGCTACAACAGGAACGGCACACGATTTTGGAGCTGGTTCAATTACTTTTTTTAACGGTGACCAAGTTATTTATGATGGCACAAACTGGGATAGAGCAAGTGGAGCAACTGGAACTGTTACTTCGGTAGCGGTTAGCGAATCAAGTGCGGCTTTAAATATTACTGGTAGCCCAATTACGACTTCAGGAACAATTAATATAGGTTTTGCTGGTACATCTGCTCAATATGTTGCAGGTGACGGTTCTTTGATTACTTTTCCTTCTTTAAGCGGTTATGTGCCTTATACTGGTGCTACTTCTGATGTAGATTTAGGAAGCCATAAACTTAGTTTATATAGTGAGCAATTTGCTAGTATTTCTGCTCCAAGTTATTCGGAAGGTGCTTTATGGTACGATTCAACACAAAAGGCTTTAGCTTATTACAATGATATTTCAGGTAATATTTTACATATTGGTCAAGAGGTTCAATTAAAAGTGCATAATAATACAGGTGCAACAATTGCAAAAGGTGCTCCAGTTTATGTTACTTCAACTTCAAGCGGTTATTCTTATCCTAATGTTGCTTTAGCTAAAGCAGATACTTTAACTACGGCTAATGTAATTGGGTTGGCTAATCAAGCTATTGCAACTGGTACTGATGGTTATATAACTTTAAGTGGTCTATTAACAGGAGCAAATACAGGTTCTTTTACAGTTGGCGATGTACTTTATTTAAGTCCTTATTCTGCTGGTCAATTAATGAATACAATGCCTCCAACTGGGTATGCTGTTCGAGTTGGGGTTGTTTCTTATTCAAATACTCCAAATGGAACAATTTATATAAATCAATCTAATGCTTTTTCAACGGCTGCAAATATTGTAGGAACAATACAGATATCACAAGGTGGTACTGGTGCTACAACGGCATCAGGTGCTTTAACTAATTTGGGAGCTGCAGCAGATAATGCAGTAGTTCACTTAGCAGGAACAGAAACAATAACAGGAGATAAAACTTTTAATGGTAGTGTTGATTTTAATAATTCAACATATTTAAATTCTAGTGTTTTCTTCAGAAATAATGCAGTAGGTTCAACTTTATATACCAATTTTAGTATTCTTAAAAGTGGAAGTTTAGAAACATTAAATTATTTATTTACTACTGGTAATTCTAGTAAATTAGTTTTTAATGATGCAGCTAATTATACATATACTTTCCCATCAGCAACTGGTATCATTGCTTTAACAAGCGATATACCTAGTCTAACTGGTTACGTTCCATATACAGGAGCGACAAGTAGCGTTGATTTAGGTAATTATAGCTTTACGGCTAATACAATATTTGTTAATTCTGGTGGTGCAAGTTCTGGAGTAGTTTTATTAAAACAAGGTAGTGGATTTGTAACAAATACAGGATATACAACAATAGGTGCAGATACTACTAATAATTTTTATATTATTTCAAATGTATCAACAGTACAAAGGTCAGCAACATTTAATTTAGGAAGTATTACCGCTTCTGCAACAAGAACTTATACTTTACCAGACGCTTCTGGGACTTTAGCTTTATTAGAAAATGACCAAACATTTAGTGGTAATAAGATTTTTAGTGGTATTGTAATGTCAACTACTAATTACAGAGTTCAACAAAATTCAAGTTTGTCAGCAGCTCCAAGTGGGTATGTAAATATTGGAGCAGTTAATACTAAATTGGCTTATTCTATTGGTATTACAAGTAGTACTACAAAATCGTTCTATTTAGAAACAAGTGGATTAACAGATAATACTTTAAGAACTTATACTTTACCTGATGCTTCAGGAACAATTGCTTTAGTTGGAGGTTCTGGAGTAGGAACAGTTACAAGCGTTGGTTTATCATCTTCTACAACTGGAGTTACAATTGGTTCAAGTCCAGTTACTACAAGCGGAACAATTATTTTATCTATTGCAACTGCAAGTGGTTCTCAACAAGGTTTATTATCTAGCACTGATTGGAACACTTTTAATGGTAAACAAAATGCTTTAGGATTTACTCCAATTGGTGGCACAGGAACTACAAACTATCACGCTAAATGGACTGCTAGTGGTGTGTTAGGTAATAGCTTAATATATGATAATGGAACTAACGTAGGTATTGGTCAAACTTCACCTTCTTATAACTTAGATGTTACAGGTACAGGAAGATTTACAGGGAATTTAATTAGTTCTACAAATATATTAGTTGGAACTACAACTGTAGGAGATAAATTAACAGTTGTAAATAGTGGTTCTTATGCTGCATTGCAAATTGGTAATGGAACAAATAGTTCATTCTTTGGATATGCAAATGCTTCAGGTAATTATAATAATGGAGCATCATCAGGAGATGCAATTATTAGAGGTTATAGCGGAGTTTCTATTTCAGGTAATAATGGCTCAAGTACAAATTTGTATATCAACTCATCAGGTAACGTAGGTATTGGAACAAGTAGCCCAAGTAAAAAATTACACATTTCTGCTACTGTTAATGGTGTTTTTGAAGGTATGCTTCTTGAAAATACGGCATCTAGTTCATATGCACTTTATCAATGTAAAACAGGAAGTAGTGGAGTATGGCAATGGGGTGTATGGAATGATAATGGTTATAGAGTAGGAATATCTGGAGTTGCTGATTATTTTACAATAAATTCTGGAGGTTATATAATTTTATCAAGTTTGGTTTACGGTAATACAGTATCTTCTTCTCCAAGAACACTTTATATAGATAGTGTTGGTGGTTTAGGAGGTATTTCATCAATCAGAGCATCAAAAACTAATATTCAAGATATATCTAATGTGAATTGGTTAAATCAATTAAATCCAGTTAGTTTTAATTATCGTAAAAAAGATGAAGAAGGTAATTATTTAGATGAGGCTTATGAAGATTTAAATTATGGTTTAATTGCAGAAGATACTGAACCAATAGCTGAATTTTTAATTAATTATAGAATAAAAGAAGACGGTACGAAGGAAATGGCAGGTATTGAATATTCAAGATTGATTACTCCAATGTTAAAAGCTATCCAAGAGTTATCAGCAGAAGTAAACGAATTAAAAGCACTTATAAACAAATAATATGGCAAACACTTACGCATGGGTATTACCCCAAGGATGTTTAGAAACTGCACCAAGCGCAGACGGATTAACAGACGTAGTACAAAGAGTAAACTGGAGAAGAAGCGCAACTACATTCTTTGGTGGCGAAGAAATATACACAGACATTTACGGACAATACGCTTGTGGCGCACCTAGTCCTGATGACTTTACGGCTTATGCAGATTTAACTCAGGCTGATGTAGAAAAATGGTTAGAGGATGGCTTAGATGTAGCAGCTTTAGATGCTAGTTTAGATGCTCAATTAGAGAACATTATTAACCCAAAGATTGTAGTATTGCCTAACCCATGGCAGTCAAATTTGGCAAATCCATCTAAATAATATTATATTTGTAAAAAATAATAACTATGTTACAATTAAATCAAGACCAGATTAAAGAATTAGAAACGTATCTTTTGGAATTACCTGCAAAGTTTGCAAATCCTATTTTCCAGTTTTTGGGAAAAATCGCCCAAGAACAAGGAGTAAAACCTGAAGAAACAAACGAAGTAAAAGAAGCATAATGACACCGCATAGCAATCAAGCAGACACATCAGTAATCGTAAGTATAATGGGCGCAGTAATTTCTATTACTAATATCCAACCTGTGGTTACATTGATAGCCTCTTTGGTTGCTATTGTTTCAGGGGTTTTTGCTATTCGCTATTATTACAAAGCGATTAAAAACTTAAAATAATGAGGGCAATAGTCATTACATTATTGGTGGCTATTCTAATCATTTTTGTAGCTCGAAATTTAAGCTACCGTAAAACTGAACCTGTAATCATAACTCACACAGATACGGTTTACCAACAGAAAACTTTTACAAAATACACTAAAGGGGAGTCTATCCCTTTTGTCGTTTTATCCCATGACACTTTACGAGATACGGCATACATAGTAAAAGATTATAATACAACCAAGATTTATACCGATACCTTTTCTTTAGATAGTTCAAAATTCACGATTATTGACACCATTTCTAAAAACATGATTCAAGGAAGGGGTTTTTTGGCTGATATTCACGAAAGAACTATAAGAATTACTAACGATATATACCACCCATCTAAAAATGAGCTTTATTTGGGTGTTTTAGGCGATTTAAGACGTTTTGATAATAAACTGGGAATAGGTGTTGGCTTAGGGTTTAAAACGGCTAAAAACGCTTTATTTACCTTTGGAGCAACAACTAATCAATTTTCAATAGGATATTATGCAAAGTTTTAAAGATTTTATACTAAGTACGTTTAGCGATGAAAGAGGTTCAATCAGTCACAAAAGAATTATTGCTTCTATTGGAGCATTGGCTTTATTCGGTACATACTTGTTTAGCCGAGATTCTCATTTGGCTGATTTGGTTTTTTATCTAGTATGTGCTTGTATGGGACTTGCTAGTTTAGATAAATTCTCAATTAAGTAATATGTCACACGAAGAAAAAAGGGCTTGGTTTATTGGTATGACCTTTTGGATTAGTTTTATGATTTATTTTTTAACTCATTTGTAATGGCATACGTTTATCGACATATTAGACTTGATAAAAACGAGCCTTTTTATATAGGTATAGGTGGTAGCGATAATTATAAACGGGCTTTTACTGTAAGAAATAGAAATAACTTTTGGAAAAATATTGTTTTTAAGACTGAATATGAAGTTGAAATATTAATTGATGATTTAGATTACGATTTGGCATTAGAAAAGGAAAAAGAATTTATAAGTTTATATGGTAGAAAAAACTTGGGTAATGGCATTTTAGTTAATTTAACAGATGGTGGACAAGGACAAAAAGGTATTATTAGAGGTGATTCTTATAGAGAAAAACTAAAAGAAAACGCTAAAAATAGATGGGCTAATCCAGAATTTAAAGAAAAAATGAAAGAGTCTTTAAAAGGTAAGCACAGTAATTATGTAGCAAGTGAAGAAACAAGAAAAAAAATTAGTTTAGCATTAAAAGGTAGAAAAGGCAAACCTTGTTCGGAAGAAACTAAAGAAAAATTAAGACAATATAATTTAGGTAAAAAGCATAGCGAAGAAACTAAATTAAAATGCAAAGAAATATCTTTAAAAATGTGGCAAGAACAAGGAAAGGCTGAATTTATTAAAGAAAAAATGAAAGGAACACAACAAAGAGCAAAAATTAAAAGGAATGATATCTCGTAAATCTATAGAACTAATAATCCAATTTGAGGTTGGAGGCAAAGAATATTATAATCGCGCCTTACAAAAAGTAACTTGGCCAGGTGGAGAATCTGGTGCAACGTTGGGAATTGGATATGATTTGGGATATAATACTGAAAAACAATTTTTAGCTGATTGGTCACCAAGTTTAAACTTAAATTTTGTTAATGCTTTACGTCCTTTGTGCGGATTAAAAGGTGAAAAGGCAAAATCAATGATTAAAGGAGAAGTTTTAAATGTTCGCATCCCATACAATATAGCATATGATGTTTTCGTTAAAAGTTCAATACCTAGATTTTATAAGGCAACTTTAGAAATCTATCCTGATATGATTCACTTAAATGAGGACACTCAAGGAGCGTTAGTGTCTATGGTTTATAATAGGGGTAATAGTTTAGCTGGAGATTCAAGAGTAGAAATGAAAGCGATAGTTCCGTTGGTTGCTAAACAAGATTATCATGGCATTGCAGAGGAGATAGAAAAAAGTAAAAGACTTTGGGAGCAGCGAGGAATGGATGGGCTTGTATTAAGGAGAGAGGCTGAAGCAGATTTAATTCGAGATTCAATAGCATAAAAAACTAACACCAACATAATGACAACAACAAAACGCAGAAGGCTCTATTTTGATATAGAAACTTCGCCTAACATCGGCTTTTTCTGGACTGCTGGGTATAAATTAAATATTACCACAGAAAGCATTATTAAAGAAAGAGCAATCATTTGTATCTGTTACAAATGGGAAGAAGATAAAGAAACACACGCACTTTATTGGGATTCAAAGCAGAACGACAAAAAGATGCTTCAGCAATTTATTAAAGTTGCAAATGAGGCTGATGAATTAGTAGGACATAATGGCGATAAGTTTGACCTTGCATGGATTAGAACTAGATGCCTATTTCACAGGATAGAAATGTTCCCTACTTACGTTACAATTGACACCTTAAAGGTTGCTCGTTCTAAGTTTAAATTCAATTCTAATAAACTTAACTACATAGCTAAATATTTGGGTATTGGTCAAAAGATTCATACCAATTACGATTTATGGAAAGATATTGTCTTGAATAAAGACAAAGTAGCTATGGATAAAATGATTAAGTATTGCAAGATGGATGTCATCCTTTTGGAGAAAGTTCACAAAGAATTAAACAACCATATTCCAACTAAAACGCATTATGGGGTTGTATTTGGAGAAGATAGAGGTAGTTGCGGTGAATGTGGTAGCGATGAATTAATAAGGTCTAAGAAAATGGTTTCTGCAACTGGGGTAAAGAAAATTCAATATCGTTGTAATACTTGCGGTAAATTCACCACTAAAATTGACAAATAATGAAACAATCAAAAATATTAACCGAAGTAATAGAAGACCTACAAGATAGAGAGCGTAAGGGTTTTGACACTTATGGAACAACTTTAGACAGAAAAGATTTGACAACTTCCGAATGGTTGGTACATTTGCGAGAAGAATTACAGGATGCTATCCTTTACCTTAAGAAACTTGAGGAAATTCAAAACGATAAAGTATACTAAAATGAAAACAATAAAAGATTTTGAAAATTATTCAATTACAGAAAATGGGGAAGTATTTAATCATAAAACTAATACATGGTTAAAACCAGTATTTGATACTGATGGATACAGACAATTAAGTTTATGTAAAAATGGTAAAAGTTATACTAAAAGAATGCATAGATTAGTTGCTCAAACCTTTATTAATAATGAAAATAATTTGCCACAAGTAAACCATAAAAACGGTATAAAAACAGATAATAGGGTTGAAAATTTAGAATGGTGTACTTCAAAACAAAATAATCAACACGCTTGGGATAATAAATTAAGATTTGTAAGTAATAAGCAAAAAGATTTTATTTCAAAATATGGGAAATTAAAGTCTAAAATTGTATTAAATACTGAAACAGGTATATTTTATGATTCATTAAAAGAAGCTGCTGAAATATTAGGATATAATTATAAAAATTTAGCGGCTAAAATAATTAATAAAAATAAGAATAATACAAATTTAATATATGCTTAAACTTAAACTGCCTCGTGGCTTTAATAAAATGACATTACAAGAACAAGAAGAAATATTAGTTGCTAATTTAAGCAGCTTACATAGTCTAGAAAAGCAAATTCGTGCGGCACTAGCTAAAATTAGAGGTGGGAATAAATTTATTGCAAGTGAACCAAGACCAGATGAATTATCTCTAAAAGCATGAAAATAAAAGTTATATATAAAAAATTGGGCAGAGAACAGGCACACGGTATAGCCGAAAGTGATGGTATTATATATATTGACCCACGATTAAAGGGAAGAAAGGAATTTGAAATATTATTTCACGAGTGCCATCACCTACTTAATCCAGAACATAGCGAAGAAGAAACCATTAGGCAAAGTGTTATTTTGACTAAATTATTATGGAGAATGGGTTATCGAAAAGTGGACAACAGTAAGCATTTACCCCTTCAAGACGGCTCTAAATAAAAAGGTATCTTTGTTACGTTGTTTTCATAGTTGGTGGTTCCCCTTAGTGTAAAAAACTAAGGGGTTTTTTGTTTTATCAATAATTACTTTTAACTTAGTCCTGATTCATAGCAATAAATAAATGTTTAACGGAGGCTTCTTTTTAGTTGCCTCCCTTTTTTTATATCTTTGGGTATGAATTGGCACAAAAAACATAAAGAGCAATCTAGCTTTGGTGATAAGATAGCAGATGCAGTAGCAAACGGAATGGGGTCGTGGACTTTTATTATTTGGCAGACTATAATCGTATTAGTTTGGATGATACTAAATATCGTTGGTTTTGTGCAACATTGGGACCCTTACCCATTTATTTTATTAAATCTTATTTTTTCAACTCAAGCCGCATACGCTGCTCCTATTATTATGATGTCTCAAAACAGACAAAGCCAAAGAGATAGGGAACACGCAGAGCATGATTACCAAGTGAACCTACAAGCCAAAAAGGAAATTGAGGACTTACAAATCCAGCTATACAAGCTAGAAACCGAGAAATTAGACCGAATATTGGCTATTTTAGAGGATGTTGATGATGATGATTATTTTGATTTTTACGCTAATTAATTTGTCTAGTTTTTAATATAAAAAACTGGACATTTGTTACAATTATATAAAAATATGTAACAGGTTTGGTCAAGCTCACCCTTTACTATTTACCCCCTATGGTAAAGGTATAGCTTTACATATTGTTCACATTTTCCTTCTGTTTACGTATTCGTGAACAAGTTATATTCGTGAACATAATGTCCCTTATAAGGGATGCTATTGCATATAATATGTCCCTTTTATGACACATTATATGTATATGCATACGATTTTATTCGTAGATATACGCTATTTGAGCGATAAATGCCATTTTATTGATTGATAAACGGCTTTTTTTAATTTATTTTAAATAATTGTGAAAAAACTTGTTAAAAAGTTTGGTGGATAAATAAAAAAGAACGAATTTCGATTTATTAAACAAACCAAAAAACTATGAAACAAGTAAACGTAATGCTTTATACTTACAAAAGCATTAGACATTATGGAGGTAGAGAAATTATAACTACTCCACATTCTTGCAAAGCGAATTATTTATTTTATCAAGATGATGGCACTCATGTTGTTGAATTATTAGAAGATTGTGCAAATTATAAATCTGGTCATAAAATAGCAGTTCGTACAAATGATATATTTTTTAAACCTTAAACTAAAAAGCTATGAACTTAGAAATTACAACCAAAGATCAATACCAATTAATTGAAGGTATTAGTGCTAGAATTATCGTAATAGAAAGACTTATTGAAACATTTAAAAGCGTAGAACTTATTTCTATGTATGTTAACGAAAGAGAAGAATTAATCGAATTAAAAACCAAATTACAATCACTTTAAACCAAACACTATGAACTGGAAACAACAAAACAAAGAGTACATTGATTCAAGCGTATCAACTGTAACAGGAGTAATTATTTTTATTGTATGCCTAATAATAGGCTGCTTAGTAGGTAACCTTTAAAATTAATACTATGAAAACAGCAATGCAAGAATTAATTGAATATATTGAAATGAACCCAATAGTATTCAACAAAGAATTATTATTAAAACTGAAAGAACTAACATTTAAAGAAAAAGAGCAGATAATAGAGGCTTATATAAGTGATAGAATTCCTTGTTCAGAACAAGATGCAGAGGATTATTATTTTTCTACTTATAAAATTGAAAAAATAAATATTACTGAACTTAATCAAAACAAATAAAACCAAATGTTATGCTAATTTATCAAGGAAAACAATTAAAACTACACAAAAGAGCAGCTTGTTTATTAGAGTTGCTTAAGTCTGCACAAGCTAGACAAACATTATTCGAAAAGGATTTAGCCAAATGGAGACAAGGAACAATGGAAGACCCAATTCGTTTAATGCAAAAAGAGGAGGACATCCTTATAAAGATTGCTAGAATGAACCTAGTGCAAAAGCGAATACTTAAAAGCTATCATTGGTTAATCTTGGATTTGTACGAAATTACTGACCAATTTATGTTACCAATAAATACTTTTTTATGAGCTATATAGACAATAAACACGCATTAATACGAGAAATTCAGATATTAGAAATAGAAAATGAAATGTTACGCAACAAAATAAAACAACTACAATATGAGCTACTGGACCGCACCAAGCAGAACGATGAACAAATTACTCTACAACGAACAAAAACACGCAAATCAAATAATAAATGATGTTTGCGATTTCTACGGACTAACCCCAATTCAAGTAAAAGGCAAAAGCAGACTAAGAGGTTTTGTTAAAGCTAGATTTATTTCTATGTATTTATTAAGACGTAGAACTGGGTTAACCCTAAAAGAGATTGGTAGAATGTTCCATCGTGACCACACTAGCATAATTCACGCAATACAAACCATAGATGAAGTGCTAAGTTTAAAATACGATAATGACTACCAAGAAGAAATAAAAAAATTAATTGAAATTATTTGATTTATTCACAAAAAGGTATTATTTTTAATTATTAATTAACCAAAACATAAGCTATGAACGAATTACAACCAAAAAGCCTTATTAACATTTTTAAGGCATTAGCGGACTTTCAGCAAGAATGCCCAGTCATTCATAAAGGGACAACTGGCTACGGTTATACCTACGCTGACTTACCACAAATCTTAGAAGTAATTAACCCAATTCTTAAAAAAAATAATTTAGGGTTTACTCAAATGTTAGAAGGAACAGGATTAAGAACAATTTTATTCCACACTAAAAGTGGTGAGTATTTAGAAAGTTATTGCGATATACCTGCAACAAGTTTAAAAGGTATGAATGATTTTCAGGCAATCGGTAGTGGGATAACCTATTTTAGACGTTACTGTTTAAGTTCAATTCTCGGAGTAGTTTCGGACAAAGATACTGATGCAGCAGGGGAAAAAGAAAAACCGCAATTTAAGGCTCCAAGTTTACCAGCATTTGTTAAAAAACATAAAAACATTACCGACTTAACGATTGCTATTGATTCTTGCGATAATTTAGCCGAATTAAGCGAACTTCATAAACTAAACAAGGATTTAATCAACCCTGCAATAACTGCTTTATTTACGGCTAAAAAAGCACATTTATAAATATTTAGCACCCAACCTATATTGTGAGTAGGATACGTTTAGGAGCGTATGATTAAAAATCTTGGGTGTTTTAAATTAAAATAAATATATATGAAAGAATATGTAGATAGAGAAGTTCTTTTACAAGTTAAAAGAATATATAGCCGAGATGAAATAATTAGTGATTTACATAGACAATTAAAAGAATACGGAGTTAAGGTTGGTATATTAGAAAGTCAAATAGCTGAACTAGAAGATGAAAATAAATTGCTTTGTAAAAATGGAGAAAAAAATAGGCAAGATGAATATGTAAAAAATTTAAAACAAATAATTGACCAAACATTAAAATCTAAACAAAAATATAAAAAATTGAGTGAGGAATTAATGTATAAAAATGCAGATTTAAATTTTAAATTAAATAACCTATGAGATTAGACCAAATAATAGATAAATGCGACTTATATAGATATTTATATAAAACTGACGCAAGTGGTCAAAGAAAAAATGAATACTGGGAACAATGGCAATATTATAAGAATCTATTAAGCGAACACGCTAAAAATAACGGTTATAAAGTACAATTATATTTTAAACAAGAGCCTAACCCAGTGCCAATGTCTGAATGGACAGAACGTATTGAGGAATATGGCGAATAAACTTAAATTATGTATATAAACACTTGCTGCGGTTGGGAAACAAATTATCCAACCGATTTATGCCCTGAATGCCACGAGCATTGCGATTGGGAAGATTTAGATGAAGAAGAATTAGAACAAGATAGACAAACAGAAAACAATATTGAACAAACACAAATTAACAAACATGATAGTAATTAACTTAGAAAAAGAAAAAATCCAATGGCAACCAGTACAAACCAAAACTGGTGTCCGCCACTTTGCAAACATTGTAGTAGACAACTTAAAAGAAGTTGACGAAAAAGGCAACACGCATTCAGTTTATAACAATCAAAGCAAAGAAGACCGAGCAGAAAAAAAGAAAAAAGAGTATGTAGGAAGGGGAAAAGAGTACAAATTTGAGAAAAAAGAATACTCAACCCAAGTTAATAGACAGGAAAATGAGGACTTAGATTTACCATTTTAAAAACAACCAACTATGAAAACGCAAAAACAACAAATTCAAGACTATTTAAGTAAAGGCAAGACATTAACCCCTTTTGATGCTTTAAGAAAATTTGGATGCTTTAGATTAGCGGCTAGAATAGCTGACCTTAGGAATGATGGTTTAAATATTGCAACTAAAATAGTAACTAAAAAAGGCAAAAGTTACGCTAGTTATTCAAAAATTTAGTTTATTTTTGTAAAAGGATGTAGGATATCCTAATTAAAACTTATTGGCTCAAAGTTGAACCCTCAATCCTACTGGGGGGAATACCGAGAGCCTTTTTTATTTTATGAAAAGTAAGTCATATTATTTTAGCCACGATTATAATGCGGCAAATGATACTAAGATTCTTTTTCTTAGGCATCAATTAGGAATGGAAGGTTATGGTATTTATTGGTTTCTTATTGAAAGATTAGCAGATGCAGGTGGTAAATTACCTATTGAATTAATACCTGTTTTAGCAATGCAAATGCAATCAACCGATATTAAGGTTAAAGGTGTTATTACACAATTTGATTTATTTACTATTGTTGATGGAGAATTTTGGTCAGAAAGGCTACAAAGTCATTTAGGATTAAGGGAAAAACTAAGTCAAAGTGGTAAAAATGGAGCATTAAATAGATGGGGAAATGGGGAGGCTAATAGGGGGGCTATTGGGGAGGGTAATGCAAATAAAAGAAAAGAAAAGGAAATAAAAGAAAATAAAAGTAAATTAAAGTTATTTAGTGAAACAGAGTTTATAGATATAGAAATATTTAGTCAAAAATTTATTGGAACTCAATATGAAAACGCTAATTTTAATTATTACCACGAAGTAATAAATAATTGGTCAAGTGCTGGGGGTAATAAAAAAGTTGATTGGATTGCCACCGCTAGAGGATTTATGGCAAGAGATATGAAGGAAGGAAAATTTGTAGACATAAACTTTAACCCAAATGCAAAACGAATTAATCAAGATAGAAAGCCAACTTACGCTGAGCAACAAGCTGCCATTAGAAATAGCTACTAAGATGGATAAAACTGAATTAATGATATTTCAATCATTTGATTCAATGGGTATTAATAGATGTTCTTTAATAGAAGTAAAAGAAATATTAAAAACTTGTCTTCAATTATCGGGATGCCAAAACCCTACAATAGAGGATTTTAACTTTATAGTTGACTTTGTAATAGAAAGCTATGGTAATTATAAACTTGCTGAATTAAAGACGGCATTTAAGCTATTAGCTATTGACAAATTAAATGTAGAAAAGCATATAATATTTAACCCTAGATTAATAGGTGAAGTAATGTCAGCTTATAAGCCTTTAGCAATTCAAGTAAGGCAAAAAAGTACTCCAGTAATTAACGAGCAACCAGTAGTTAAAAAGATAGATGAACAACAAGTGGTTAATGATGAAGTTGATTGGTGGAATAAAACTCAAAATAAAGATTGGAGATTATTAAACTATCAAGTATTTGACATACTTTGGAGAAATAAAAAGATAACATTAACTAAGGAAAAAGCGGAAGCAATAAAAAGTAAAGTAAAAGCGTTTTATAAAACAAGGGTTAAAAATGATAAAGATGCAGAACTTGTTGAAGAAGATACTTTTATTAAGCAAAATTGCAAGAAATATACTTTAGGACTTTATTTAGATAATCAATTATAAAACATTGCCCTTGCCACATTTATTAATCAAATAGGGGTATTCGATGTTAAAACGGTGAGGGCATTTTTAAAACTATGAAACAAGAAGAATTCTACCAGCATATTTGCAAAAAGTACCCACAAATAGAATATAATGGGGAAGATTTAAACTTAAATAATATTTATGCTAATCTAGTTGCTAAGACTTGGTATGATAAAGTAAATTACCCAAACGTAAAAGAAATATCTAAAAAGTTAGGCATAAGCGAAAGGCATATATATCGAATAGCTCAAAAACATGGATTAGGGATGAGATATTATAACCAAAACAAATAAGTATGAAAACGAAAATACATAAACAATTACAACAATTTTTTTGCAATCATAATTATAAAGATTCTATTAGAATAAATGGAATTTTTACATTTGGGAGAATTTTAAAATGTATTAAATGCAATAAATATAAAATAAACAAATTATGAAAACAGCAATGCAAGAATTAGGTATGTTTTATCCAAGTTCAATAACATTAATAGTTTTAAATAAAGAGTATAAAAACTATAAACCCAATATGACATTGTTTGATGTATCAATTGAAATGATAAGATTAAAAAAAGGTCAAAATCAAGATAAAGAACTTTTAAACCAAAACAAATAACCTATGGAACTAACTTATGAATGGCAAAAATATGATGGGAATTATTGCAAAAAGGTACAAGATATTAAATTAAAAAATGGGGATGTAGTTGAATTTTGTTATCCAAATGCAGGTTTATGGAATTGTATGAAAAAAGAAGGTAATGGTAAATACTATGATAATTTTATACAAAATAAAGATGTAGAATATGTTAGGCTTAACCATAAATTTTATAATTGGAATTTTAATAACCAAAACAAATAACCTATGAAATCACTAATTCAAGAAGTCTTTGAAAGTATTGAGAGCAATCAAAATTTAAGTCCTGACTCTGCTTATTGGGAGATATTTAAAAGAGATATGATTGAAAGAGAAAAAAAGCAGATGATTGATTTTGCTATGCAAATGCACAAAATTGATTGCAGTAAAACAGGAACTGATATTTTACTTGATGAAGCAGAACAATACTTTAACGAAAAATATAATAAAAACAAATAACTTATGAAAATCAAATTTTTTAAAAAAGGAGTAGGAAACAAATGGGAATTAAATTTTATCGGTAAAGTATATAATCTTCGTATAGCAAGATGTCAAATTGCTATGTGGAAGAACTATGAGTTTTTATTCAATTACACTTTTTACTAAACCAAAACAAATAACCTATGAAAGTATTACAATTTGCAAAGTTTTTTTTTATAAGCGTACCGTTAGCGTGTGTTTTATATACAATAGCAATAACAATCCAATTAATTAAAAAGATATGAAGATTTTAATAATTATTATAGCTTGGGAATTGTTTAAAGAAATAGTAAATAGAATTATAAAAAGCCAATTATGACAGGTGGAGAAGTGAAAGGTCTTGAGAATGCAAGATCAATTAAAATGATAGATATTGAAACAAAAGAAGTTACAGTTTTTAGGTCAATAGCTTATGCGGTTAGATGTACTGGGGTGAATGAGTACGCAATTAGAAACGGATTAAGTCCTTTGGCTAAAAAGAGATTTGAAGTAAATGGTCGAAAAGTTTGTTTTCGTGTACATAAATAACCTAATTTTGTAATATGGCAACATTAACCCTTCCTAAATTAACGGCTAAAGCTCAACATATCTTTAACCGATATATAAGATACAGAGATTGTATTGATGGTTATTTTACTTGCATATCTTGCGGTCAAGTAAAAAGCCACGAGCAAATGGATGCTGGGCATTATGTTCCAGTAAAAAATGGGTCAGCTTTAAGATTTGATGAATATAACGTAAACGGAGAGTGCAAGGGTTGTAATGGTTTTGACCAGTTCCATCTTATAGGTTATCGTAGAAACCTTATAGACAAGATAGGCGAAGGAATGGTTTTACAATTAGAAAGTCAAGCAAGATTAAAGAAAAAATGGAGCAGACAAGAGTTAGAAGAAATAATAGAAAAATATAAATAAATGGCTAAATTAACTACAAACGGTAAGGTTTCATTTGGTAAAAAGAAAGAAGGTAAAGCCAAAAAATCATATAATAAGCACAGCCCAAGACCTAAAGCGTATCGTGGTCAGGGCAGATAAAATCAAAACATGAAAATAACAGAAATTAAACCCAACCCAAACAATCCCAGAGTTATTAAAGACGTCAAGTTTAAACAACTTGTAAAATCTATTCAGGAATTTCCTCAAATGCTTGAATTGAGACCTATTGTTATAGACGAAAACAATGTCGTATTAGGGGGCAACATGAGGTTAAAGGCTTGTATTGAAGCAGGATTAAAAGATGTTCCCGTAAAACAAGCTAAAGACCTAACCGAAGAACAAAAGAAAGAATTTATTGTTAAAGACAACGTAGGATTTGGAGAATGGGATTGGGATATGTTAGCAAACGAATTTGATACAGAAGAAATAGGTGAATGGGGTTTGGATTTGCCGTTTTTCGGTTCAGAAAAAGAAATTGATTACAGCATTTTAGACGAAGAAGACATGTCCGACAAAATTTCTGATATGAATTCAAACGTAAGAAAAGCCGTTCAAATAGAATACGATTTAGAATATTACGAAGAAGCATTTGAAATAATTAAATGGTGGAGAGAAAGAGGAGCAAACGTTGGTATGATGCTTTTAGAACATCTTAAAGAAGAAAAAAGCAAATTATGAATTTTGAGCAGTTCTCAAACGAAATAATTAAAACATACGACATTGACCCCGATTATGTTTTTTTAATCAATTATAAAAAAAAATACGGAGAATTTAAAACATTTGAATTGTTTAAAAAAAAGCTCCTTATTTACAATTTGTCAAGCGAATTATTGTACACTGATGGGTTTATTACCAAAGAACAAATCAAATTTGGAAACGAAAGACAAAAAAGCAAACCTTATTTTTCAATTTGGGAAAAAATTTTAAGTCCTTTAACTTTAGACAAATTAAAAAAATTTCACGGAATAGATTATTTAACATTCAAAGATAATTTTACGAAAATAAAAGGAATGGGAAATTGGGCAAGTTGGAAAGCAGCCGACATTTTGGACAAAGTTTTTGACGTAAAAATGATTTTTAAAGACCAAACTTTTTTAAACGCTTACGAATATCCTTTAAAAGGATTATTGTTGTTAAACGGCGAAAAAGAAGACACATCAATATACAAAAACAATATTTTTTTATATAAAAAACATCTTCAGGAAGCTAAAAATCAAGTCAAAAATTCAATTACAAACAATGTTTTTAATCCCAACAATTTGCTTGAATTAGAAACTCTTTTGTGCAAATATCATAGTTACAAACACAACAAATACAAACCTAACGATGATTTAAAAAAAATTAGAAAAATAAAAGAAGATTCAAGATTAATTCAATATCATAATTTATTGCCGTGAAAACTATTTTAATAACAGGAAACTGCGGTTCAGGAAAAACTTGGGTTGTTAAAGAATTAATAAAAGAATTTAATTTAACACAAAAAGCTAAATATGAAAAAATACATTTTGTATTAAACAACAAAATTGTAGTGTTGGGAATTTACAACGGAGAAATATTTGAAGGAAGCGACAAATTAAGTATGGCGGTTGCACAAGATTTTGAAGGATTTAGAAAAATACAAGAAAAACACAATTTTAATGTAATTTGCGAAGGTGACAGGTTTAGCAATTCAAAATTTATAAATGTTTTTAATCCAATTACAATTAGAATAACAGACAACGGCGAACAAGGCAGATTAAAAAGAAATTCAAAACAATCGGAACAACATTTGAAAAGAATAGAAACAAGAGTTCAAAATATAAACGCTCATTATAAAGAAAAAACAAGTCAAGATTGTTTAGAATTAATTAAAAAACTAATATATGAAAAGAATTGATTTAATTAAAGTTTCTCACAATGTGCAAATTGGAGATGTTTGCGGAACAATCGAACCAAACGTAACTGAAGATTCTTTGTTTTATGATAACGGAGAATTGATAGGATTTTATATAAAGGACATGAACAAACATTCGGAAAGATTAACTAAATTATCGGACGTTGCAAATAAAGAATTTAGAAGCAAAAACGTTCCAAAAAGCGTAATGACAAGAAGTTCCAATTTAATGAAAGGTTATTCCGAAGACGGAAAATACGCAAAAGACAATTTAGTTCAACAAATGTCAGCAATTCTAGGAAGCTGTCCGCCAAGACCTCATATGAGAAGACCTTATCCAAGCGTTTCAAGCGTTCACAATATAAAATCAGCGGGAACTTTTGTTAAAGCAATGTTAATGTTGTGCGAAGAAAGCGAAAAACTAATGAAATTAATTGCTCCAAACATTTACGAAAGACAAAAACAAATTATTGAAACTAATATACCTAAAAAATGGAGATTTGGAAATTTATTTACAAGTTCTATCTCAAATTACAATATAGCCGCCGCGTTTCACAGGGACGCAGGGAATTTAGAAGGTTGTGTAAATGTAATAATTGCAAAAAAACACAATGCTACGGGAGGAAACACAACCGTACCTGATTACAATGCCACAATGGACAGTTCTGATAATTCAATGTTAGTTTATCCTGCTTGGAGAAACGTTCACGGAGTTACGCCAATTGTTCCTACCAAAGAAGGCGGTTACAGGAATTCATTAGTTTTTTATCCATTAAAAGCATTCAAAGGTTTAGATTAGTAACTTTGTGTTTAATAAGAAAGAGATTAGAAGATGGCAAACGAACAAAATTTAATACCTGCACAAAAAGGAGAAGTGAGAAACCCAAAAGGCAGAGGCAAAGGCGTGTTAAATTCTAAAACAAGATTATTGAAATTATTGGAATTGGTTACTACAATCAAAAACCCAGTAACAGGCGAAATAGAAGAATTTACTATTGCCGAGCAGTTGGATATGAAAATAATAGCAAAGGCTATGAAAGGCGATATTAGAGCGTATCAAGAATTGTTAGATAGGCTTGAAGGAAAATCAAAGCAAACCACCGATATTAATGCAAATATTCAAGGGAACATTCAAATAGTAATAGAACCTGATGCAAATTGCGAACCAATTAAAGATTAAAGTAACTCCTGTATTCTATGCTAATAAAAAGGCATACGAAGAAGGATATCCTATTATTTGCAACGAAGGTGGCACCCGTTCAAGCAAATCTTATTCGGTAGTTCAGCTTTTAGTTTGGATTGCCTTATCGATTGAAAGAATTAGAATTTCAATAGTATCTCATTCGCTTCCGCATATTAAAAGAGGGGTTTATAGGGATTTTAGAAAAATAATGGAAGATTGGCAGCTATGGGATGATAAAAAATTTAGTTATTCGGATTACATATTTACGTTTGACAATGGTTCTTATATTGAATTGTTTGGATTAGAAGATGAAGGCAAAGCACGTGGACCTGCAAGGGATATTTTATTTATAAACGAAGCCAATCTAATTAAAAAAACATTGTACGACCAATTGTTAATGAGAACAACGGGTCAAACGTTTTTGGATTGGAACCCCGCCGACTTTGTTTCTTGGGTTTACGAGGTGGCCGATGAGCCTAAAAATAAAAGAATACACTCAACATATCTAAACAATATATCCAACCTTACCGAAAGTCAAATAAAAAACATTGAGCAATACAAGGATTTGCCCGATGACTTTATGTGGAAGGTTTACGGATTAGGCGAAAGAGGAGCAGCAAAAGAATTGATTTACACGCAATGGAAACAATATGATGAAGCACCTAACGGAGATATATTTTATGGTTTGGACTTTGGATATGTACACCCCGCAGTTTTAATTAAAGTAACCCATCACGAAGGGCAGAACTATTTTGAAGAAATTATTTACGAAAGCGGATTAACATTAGCCGACCTTACACGATTAATAAAGGAAAAAATACCAACAAGAGCAACAATTTACGCAGACGCTGCTGAACCAAAATCAATCGAAGAACTTTACAGGCAAGGTTTTAATATTAAACCTGCTCAAAAAGATGTATGGGCAGGGATTGTTAAAATGAAATCATATCCTATAAACATTCATTACAATAGCCAAAACCTTAAGCGAGAATTTATGTCCTACAAATGGAAGAAGGACAAAAACGACAATGTAATAGAAGAACCCGTGAAGGCAAATGATGACGCAATGGACGCTTGTAGGTATGCAGTATTTACTCATTTAACTGCTCCTAAATTTAAGGTGGCAGTTTGGTAGCATATTTTTATTAACTTTGACATAAATGTACATATATGGGATTATTTGATTTTCTAACTAAAAGAAAATTACCAGCATCTAAACCCCTTCAAACTGTTTTACCATCTCGTGGACCTTTGGGTTCTATGGTATCAGTTGAAAGAGGTATTGTAACATGGCAAGGTGCAGATGCACAGAGTTATGTTAATGATGGGTATGTGGGTAATGATATAGTTTACTCAATCGTTAAATTAATAACCGAGAAAGCAAAGATTGCTCCATTTCACGTTTATAAAGAGATTGACCCAGTAGCTGCAAAGAAATACAAAGCATTAATTTCTACTCCTGATAAGATTACAAACTGGAAAGAACTTAAAGATTTACATAAGAAAGCATTTGAGATATACGATGGTGATACTAGATTAAATGAATTATTACAATATCCAAACGAAGAAGATACTTGGTCCGATTTAGTTGAACAATGGTGTGCTTTTAAATTAATTACTGGTAATTCCTTTATTTATGGAAAACTTATTGAAGCAGGAGCAAACAAAGACAAGCCTTTCGAATTGTACGCACTCCCAGCCCAGTTTATGGCAATCAAAGCCGATGTGGAAGTATTCCCTCCAACTAGAGTCGGCTATCAACTTTATTACGGTAAATTATGGTCTTTCGATACAAAAGAAATCTTACACGACAAATATTTCAACCCTCAATGGAATATCACAGGTAATCAATTATATGGACAATCCCCTTTAAAGGCAGCTTCAAGAACCTTAACTCGTTCAAACGAAGCTAAGACTGCTGCGGTTAGTGCGTTCCAAAATGGTGGACCAGCTGGAGTTTTGTTTATGAATGATGACAGATTTGACCCAATTAGCGGAGGCGAACAAGCACAAGCGTTAAAGAAATCAGTAAGCGAAAAAGCTGGAAGCCAAAACTATAATCAAATTGCAGTTTCAGGATATAAAGTTGATTGGAAAGAAATAGGATTAAGTCCAGTTGAATTAGGTATTTTAGAATCAGAAAAGTGGGATATGGTTTCTCTTTGTAATATTTACGGAGTGCCTAGTCAGCTTTTAAATGACGCTGCTAATAAAACTTATAACAACCAAATCGAAGGTGAAAAGGCATTAACAGTTCGTTGTGCTATTCCTTTATTGATTTCATTAAGAGATAACTTTAACCGTAAGATTCATACTGACTGGGGTTACAGAGGCGAGAATGTATATATCGATTTTGATATTTCAGTTTATAGAGAATTAGACGCAAACAAAACAGAACAAGTTGGTTGGTTAGATAAGGCTTGGTGGTTAACTCCTAAACAAAAGTATGAGGAAATGGGTATCGAGATTCCTGATTATGTGGACCAAGCAGAATTAGAGAAACTTTATATTCCTAGCAATATTGCACCAATGGATGAGTTTACTCCTATACAAGCACCTAAAAATTTAGAAGAACTTTTAAATAATAAATAATGACAAACGATTTAGAAAAACAAATAAGCCAATTAGAGGCTCAATTTAGAGAATTAAAGGCTTTTAATGATATTGAAATGCAAGAGCCTATTGAACAAATAGAGCCAACAAACGAACCAAACGAAGGAACCCCACAGGATAACTTTGCTGACTTCGTTAGCTATTTAAAATCAGCATTTGAGCAATCAATCGTATGGCATCATCAAACAACTTCTTACTCAATGCACAAAGCGTTGAATAATTTTTATGATGAGGTATTAGAATTAATTGACGGATTAGTAGAAAGCACTTCTGGTATCTATGGCAGACCAACTGATTATGTAGTTGCTCAACCAATGAACTATGAAAGTCCAGAGCAAGTAACCGCATACTTCCAAGCGTGTTATGCAGAAATTCAAGAGGATAGAAAAGATATTTACCAAGAAACTTGGATTCAAAACCAAGTAGATGAGATTGCTCAATTGTTCGCAGAAACAATCTATTTACTTTCATTAAATAAATAATGAACTCCCAATACAAGAAATTGTATGCACAAGGATTAAAGACGTATTCCCCTAAGTTTAAGAAAGAACTTCAAGCTCAGGTGGATACGTTTTGTCGTACCCAAGATTTAAACGAAATATCAAGTAAAGGCTTAAAAACCACACTTTATTCGCTTCATGTGGCAATGGGTACCAAAACCGCAGAAATGTCCTATAAAAGCCTTAAAAAGGGCAAGAATGGCATTGTAATAATAGAACACAAAGGTTGGCTTACGGATTTATGGCAAAATGTAATCACTAGATACTTAGACCTTAAAGGATTGAGTGAATTAGTCGAAGAAATAACGAATACAACAAAAGAGCAAATTCAAAGATTTTTAAAGAAAGGTATTTTAGAAGGTAAGCCATTACAACAAACAATTAAAGAATTAAAGACTGCTGGTATAACCAATTATCGTGCCGAGTTAATAGCAAGAACGGAAACTGGTAGAGCAGCAAATGTAGGGTCAATGGTTGGAGCCGTTAGCACTGGTTTAAAAACTAATAAGATTTGGATTTCAACTTTAGATAATCGTACCAGAAGAATACCACCAGATAAAACAGACCACTTCCACATGAACGGTATTGAAGTTCCAATGGATGATAGGTTTGAGGTATTTGGATTAGATGGTACGGAATATATGTTACATCCTTGCGACCCAACTGCATCAGCAGGTAATACTTGTAATTGTCGATGCACAATAGGTTATAAAGTTGTAAGAGATAGCGCAGGAAATTATATTACTTATGATGAACAACCACCAAAAGGAGATGTTGGTCAAATATGGAATTTACTAACCGATAATCATAACAACGATATTTATACTCAAATAGCTAACGCATTGCAATAAAAAATATAACTTTGTTCTATGGCAAAAATTCAATTAAAAGATATTAACGATTCGATATTAGACGTTAGTCCAAAAACTAGAACTGTAAAAGCAGTATGGTCAAGGATGAATAATATCGATTTAGATGGAGATATAATCGTTCCTGAAGCATTTACTAAAACAATACAAGAGCGTGGACCAAAAGCAAAGAATATGATTTTTTCTTTGATTGACCACAAAGCAGATATGCATCATGTGATTGGTAAGCCAAAAGAACTTTATGTTGATGGCGATAAATTAGTAGCGGTTACTGAAATCGTGCCAACACACGCTGGAGAGGATATTATCAAACTTTATGATGCTGGGTTAATTAATCAGCATTCAATTGGGTTTTCTACTATTAAAACTAACGAAGCTAAGAACGGAATTAGAACGATTAGCGAATTAAAATTATATGAAGGTTCTGCGGTTCTTTGGGGTGCAAATCCTGAAACCCCAACATTAGGTTTTAAAAGTGAAGAATCATTATCTTTGCGTCTAGATGTTCTATTGAAGGCGATTAGTAACGGTAAATATACCGATGCTACATTTAAAGCAATGGAATTAGAAATAAAGAGAATACAAGATATTCTAGTTAACAACACTCAACCCACGACAGTAGTTGAGCCGCCAGTTGATGAGAATGCCGAAGTTCTCAAAGCAATTAAACAATTTAACAATCTATTTAAAAATTAAAAATGGAAAATTTAGAATTAATCAATGAAATGGCTGAAAACGTAAAAGGCTTAAAAGCTGACGTTAATGCTAACATTGATGCTGTAAAAAGCGAAATCAAATTCGTAAAAGACGAAATGCAAAAGCAATTTGATGCTGCTGCTGCTGCTCAAAAGAAGGCTGAAACTACTGAAGTTAAGTCTTTATCTCAATTAGTTGAGGAGAAAATGGAAGGTCGTATGGATGAAATGGAAAGCACTTTGAAAAAAGGTGGTAAGTTCCGTTTAGAAATGCCAGAGGCTAAAACAATGACTATCGCTGGTAACGTAACTGGTGACCCTGTAATGACTTACTCTCCAAGACAAGCGTTACAACCAGCTCAATTGGTTAACTTCCGCGATTTAGTACCAACTGTACGTTCTGCAACTGGTCTTTACACTTTCTTCAAAGAAAATACTGGTGAAACAAATAACATCGCTATTCAAACTGAAGGTTTAGTTAAAGGTTCTAACGACTACAACTTGACTGAAACTAAGATGGTTAACTCATACATCGCTGGTTTCTCTCGTTTCTCTAAGCAAATGATGAGAAGTTTACCTTTCTTGAGCCAAACTTTACCAAGATTATTACAGAGAGATTTCTTCAAAGCTGAAAACGCTTCTTTCTTCTCTACTGTATCTGCTGCTGCAACTGGTGTTACTACAATGACTGAAACAGTTGACTTAAAGCAATTAGTACAATTAATCGCAAACCAAAAGGCTGCAAACTTCAACCCTTCTTTCATCTTAGTATCTCCTGCTCAACAAGCTCGTATTTTGATTGACACAATCAATAGCGGTTACTACGTTGGTTCTGGTAGCGTACAAGTTGGAACTGGTGGCGACATCACTATCTGGGGTGTTCCAGTTGTTTCTGCAACTTGGGTTACTGATAACAAAGCATTGGTAATTGATGCTGACTACATCGAGAGAATCGAGGTAGAAGGAATTGCAATCGAGTTTGCATACGAGGATAGCGATAACTTCCAAAAGAACTTAGTAACTGCTCGTATCGAGTGTTACGAGGCTATCAACTTAATGTTGCCTAACTCTGCAATCTATGCTTCATTGAACTAATCACAAGGTTTAATATAGTAAATAAAGACCCTAGCTTAAAACGCTGGGGTTTTTTATTAGAATTAATGTAAATTTGTAAAAAAGGAATTATGTCTTTCTATAATTACGTTAGGGATTATACATTAACAGATAATGGCACAATCACAGAGCCAGTCACACTTGCAGAAGCTAAAAACTACTGTCGTGTGTCAACAAATGCCGATGATAGCCTTATAACAGATTTAATAACCGAAGCTAGACAAGCAATTGAAAAGGCTACTGGTTTATGTCTTACCCCTAAAAATGTACAAGTTTGGTTTGATAACCCTGCTGGAGATATTCAATTTCCTTGGGGTCCTATTGACCCAACAACTTTTAAGCTATATAACCAAGATGGTGGCGAAATATTAGTAGGTTTTTATAAATTACTAGGAGGGCAATATCCTAGCCTATATCAGCCTACTTATACTATGATGTATGCAACATACTCAAGTGGCTTCGCAAGTGTCCCTAAAGACCTAAAAACGGCTATTCTGGACCAAATAGACTTCGATTATGAGAATAGAGGTGCAGATGTAGAAAGATACGACCAAACTGGGGTATGTCAAAAGGCTTGGAGAGCGTGTCAACGTTATACTAGAACTAGTCCAATTTTATAATATGCAAATAGGTCAAAAAAAGAATAAAAGCGTAAATTCTTCTACGATGACTCGTAGAGCGGACCTTTATGCTCCAACCGTAACAAGTGATGGCGAAGGAGGATATTCAACGACTTTTACCTTACAAGAAACCGTATGGGGTGATTTTAGACCAGCAAAAAGCATAAGAACCTTATTAGAAGACGAAAAGACTTATTATCAAGACGCTAAATTATTTATAAGGTACGGAACAGTGATAAACGAGGAATATCAAGTATATGTGGAAGGTAAAATGTACACAATACAATCAATCAATGATGTAGATAATGCTCATAGATTCCTAGAAATCAATTTTTATGGCTAGTGAAATAAATGTTTTTGGCATTGATAAACTTATTGGAGACTTAAAAGCATATAGCGAAAAAGTTGAAAAGGGTATAGATAATGCAGTTAAAGAAGCTGCTTTAAATACAGAAACAAATGCTAAAATGGATTGTCCTGTGGATATGGGTATTTTAAGAAATTCAATTCACACAGAGGCTTTTCAAGATGCGACTGGTCAAGGATATGAGGTATTGACTTTGGTAGAATACGCTCCTTATGTAGAATTTGGAACTGGGACTAGAGTTTCTATTCCAACTGGATATGATGAATACGCTGCTCAATTTAAAGGGTCTAAATCTGTTGCTGGGATGAATGCGCAACCATATTTAATTCCTAACTTTGAAATGCAAAAAGAACAATTAATAGCTAATTTAAAAGCAATAATAAGTAATGTATAATCCTAATGTCGATATAAAAAAATGGTTCTATACAAATTTAACTTCTGCTACTGGGTTAGGGGTTTATGATGGTATTGCTCCAGAAACCGCAGGAAATGAATATCTTATTTTAACTGGTAGAACATCAAGTCAACAACAAGGCAAAAGTGGATATACTAATACTTTAGTATTCATTGTTGACATTGTTACAAAAAATGCTAACTTTGGCTTTAAGCGTTCGGAGACTATTTCTAATGAAATATTAGCAGTAATTAATTCTGATACTAATATAACACTTCCAACTGGGTGGGTTGCATCTAGTTTAAGCGTTCAAGGTATAAGAAATATACAAGCATTAAATCCATTAGACAACGTTTTTAGGACACTTATAACTTATAATTTAACAATAACACAAATATAAAAATAAAATAAAATGGCAGAATCTAAAGTATCAGCTAGAAGTTACCTGTTATTCGCAGATGCTACAAATAGTGGCACATATAGCGTAGTAGCTTGTTTAACTTCAAACGCAATTACATCTTCTAATAACGTAATTGATGCATCTTCTAAATGTGGAGATGACTACGAACCAGGACCAAACTTCAAGCAATCAATCAAAGCAGAAGGATTTGCAATTGACCAAACAGGTACTCCAAGCAAAGATTCTTATGATTTGCTTTATTCTTTGCATATCGCTAAAACTAAATTTGCTATAAAGATGGGACCTTCAACTCCTGCTAGTGGTAACGTGGTTTATGGTGGTCAAGCAACTGATTTAGTATTTATTTCTGCTTGGGATTTAACTGCTCCAGATAAAGAAGATGTGAAATTTACTGCAACATTTGAAGTAGTAAATCCTCCATTAAGTCAAACTAAGACTGCATAATAAAAACCAACAACAACTATGTTCGAATTAAAACTAAACAACAACAACTCGGTCCTTTTAAAATGGGGAACTTGGTCAATGCGTGAGTTTTGCCAAACGTATAACATTACTTTAGAAAAGTATTTTGAAGCGTTAGGAGAAACTCAAAAAGACATCGATAAGATTATTAAATTATTTCATATTGGATATAAGTCAGCTTGTATTTCAAATAAAGTAGAAATAGTCTTTACAGAAGAAGATGTTTGCGAATGGATTGATCAAATTGGTTCTATTTATGTTGCAGAAGGACAAGTAGTAGAGTATTTTAAATACATATTATCTACTATAAATGTCAATGTTTCTGACGTAAAGGATGGAGAGAAAAAAAAAGCCTTAAAACGCTAACTTGGGATGATGTGTTAGTTAAGGCGGCTGAATGCAGTATTAAACCAAGTGAGTTTTGGGAAATGACTTGGAAAGATTATAGTATTGTCGTTTTGGGAACAGAACGCAAAGAATTAAATGAATGGGCAAGGACTAGAAACCTTGCCTATATCATTTATTTAAGTAGCAGTGCGGATAAAAACCCTAAATCAATTAAATCTTTTTGGCATATACCTCAATTAGACGATATAGAAGATGAAGCGGAGGAGGTTATGTTATCAAATGAAGAATTATCACGAACTTTGGCATTATACGGAATAAATTAAAAAAATTATGGCTACTGATTTTAATTCATATTTAGGTGTCAAGTTTAAGTTCGATAGTGCAGAAGCTAGAGCAGACATCATTAAACTTCTTAATGATTTAGATTATTTTGAAAAGAAGTTAAAAAATAACTTTGATACAGAGTCTATAAAAAGATGGACTAACTCAATGGATACTGCCAAACAAGGATTATATGAGTTCGGTATTCAAGTAGATACAGTTTCACAACAATCATATCAAAATTTTAGGGCAATTGGTCAAATGGACCGTATTACTAGAGAATTTGCTAGTGGCGGTCTTACGCAAGGATTGAATGGTTTAACAATGTTTGGTAATAGCTTAACAAGATTAGCCGTTCAAGAAGGTGGGTTTAAAAATGCAATTTCTAGTTTAGCTGGAGCATTCACTGGACCAGCAGGAATTGTTTTAGGTGTTTCTGCAGCAATTGGGTTATTTGAATTATATCAAAAAAATGTAAAAAAAGCCACTGATGCTAATTTAGAATTTATTAAATCTTTAAATGATTTAAATAAAAAACTATATGAAATAGCTGGAGGCTCACAAGCTAAATTAACTACTGGTTCTTTATATGCAGATATAATTACTGACCAAAGTAAAGATTTAAATGTAAGAAAAGGTGCTTTAGAAAGTTTAAAAAAACTATTTAGCGAAAGTGCTGAAATAGCTAAATTAGATGTTAATTCTAAAGAATTTAATAATAAACAATTATTAATGTATGCAGTAAATAGAGCTGCAATACAAGATTTTGATATAAATTCTCAAAAGAATTACGAAACTAGATTAACTCAATTATACGCTAGAAGAAAAGAATTAGAAGATAAAAGAGCAAAAGATTTAGCTAATGTAAAGCAAGAGTATGGAGCTAATGGTGTTCCAATTTATAATTTAGATGCATTAAGAGCTAGAATAAACGAACAAGCAGATGCTGCAATATCAGATATTAATAACAAAATAAAATCTGCCGAAGATGCTAATAAGCGATTAGTTAATGTTATTAGTACATTACCTACTCCAAGTAAAGGGGGTAAAGTAAAAGATTATACATCTGCAGATGAATTGTCTAAGATAGAAAGAGCGATAGAATTAACTAAACAATGGGCAAATGAAGAAGCTAAGTTTTTTGCTCAAAGAAGACAATTTGAAAAAAGCAATCAAGCTATACAAAGAGCTGATACTAGTCCAGCTATATTTGGAGATTATTTATTTGCTCAACAACAAAAAGAAGAAAAAAGAGACAGAACCCCATTTGCTGATATAGCTGCAAATCCTCCTAAATTACCAGATTGGTTTAATCAATATACTAGTGAATTAAATAAAAATGATGAAGCATTAAAAAAAGAGCAACAACAATACAAACAATTTGCTCAAACACTTACAAGAGATGTTACTGAAGGTATAATGAGCGTTTTTGATGCAATGCAAAAAGGTCAAGACCCATTAGAAGCTATTGGTAATGCTTTTATGCATATTGCTGAACAAATTGCAGCAGTTATTTTGGAAGCTAGTATTTTAGAAGCTATTATGTCTGCTATGCCTGAATTAAAAGGTGCTTTTGCTGCAGTTGGAGTTATTTCAGGTGGTGGTCCTAAAATGTTTGCTGAAGGGGGTATTGTTTCACAACCAACATTAGGTATATTTGGAGAAGCAGGACCAGAGGCGGTAATGCCTTTATCTAAATTGGGTAACGTTGTAAGCAATTCATTTAGCGCAGGTGCGGTTAGTGGTGGTGCTGGTTCAGGTAGCGCACAATTTGTTTTGAGAGGTCAAGATTTATTAGTAGCTTTAAATAGAACGCAGAAATCATCTGCACTTAAAGGACAAAATATAAGTTTAGCATAATGTCATACGGATTAAGATACACTATAACTCAAAAACTTCGTGATGAAACTACTTTAGTTTTAAATATTTATGAAAATGGATATTCTGGAACTAATATTACATCATACGATGCTGTTAAATTAGATATACAACCAAACTCATCAGGTGATGACCCATTGCCTTCAGTTGTTTCTAGTCAGTTAAATATATCTTTTGTAATATCAACTCAAACAGATTTTGATAATTTCCCATATTTGTTAAGTACAGATGACCGAAAGTATTATGTAGAATTAGTAAATGGTTCTAATAAATTATGGGTAGGTTTTTTGTTCAATGATTATGTTAAGGTTCCTTTTACTACTGGATATTTACAAATTGATTTAATTGCTATAGACGGATTATCATTTTTAAAAAGCATTCCGTATTATCCAAAATGGGGTGATAGCGTAAATAATAGCCAAAACTTAATTCAAACTTTTGCAGAGGCTTTAAATTTAATAGGATTCCCAACACAATTGCAATTATTAACTTCATGTTCTTATTTTGCTGAAGGGATGAATAATAGGTCTTATTCTACTGATAGTGACCCATTTTATCAAACATACCAATATAGAAGGGATTATATAGATAACAATTATTACGATATAATTGAAAACATTGTAACTTCTTTTAATTGTAGGTTATTTCAAGCAGATGGCTTATGGCAAGTAATAAATATTAATGAAGTATCAGAAGCAACTAGATATTTTACAAAATATTCAATATCACCTACTATTTCTGTAACTGATTCAGGTATTTTAAATAAAAGTGTAACTATACAACCATACGTTTTAAATAATGTACATTTTATTGATAACTCACAAAACAAAGTAGTAAGAAAGGGTTATAATCAAGTTATTTTAGATTCAAAAATGGATTCATGCCCTAATTATGCAACTAATGGGGATTTTAAAGTATTTGATTTAGCACAAAGCAATCCAATATCAGGTTGGACTTTTAATAGTTCAGGTTCTGCTTCTTCGGCAACCTTTAATCAATTAGATGATTTAAGCAATGAAGTAAGATTATATTCAGGCACAGGTTCAGGTGATTATGCTCAATTATATATTGGAAATATAGTTGCTCCTTTAACTTTTAAGCCATACATGGTTAGACCTAGCTTTACTTTAAGTTTTGATTATTTTATAGGTAATGGTCAAAATGGTCAAGTTGAAATTTCATTAAGAACTACTGGTGGGACAGTTTATTATTATAATAGTTCTAACAATTGGCAAAATACTCAAGCATATTACACTATAACAAATAATAATAGCATTTTTGGGGGTATTTATCAAAGCTCATCAATTAATGTATTATTAACTTATCCAAATGTTCCAGGCACTTATGCTTACGAAGGGTATATTGGTATAAGATTTTATTGTGATGCAACTCATCAAGTTTTGTGGATTAAAAACGTAAAAATTACTCAAAAAGTTGCTTTTCCTAATTCTTTAAGTGTAATTAATCAAATTTCAACAAACAAATCAACCATTAAATCATTAACTCAACCTTATGGGTTAATGCAAAATAATTCAATATCTAAGAATTATTTGGGCTATCTAACAGATTCATCTGGCGGTCAACTTATAAATTGGTATAGACAAGGAAAAACAGAGGCATTTTTTAGCCTTCAATTATTAATAGCTAAAGAGTATTCAAATTTATTAAATAGAAATTTTGGCACATTAGAAAGCGATTTAGGAGCATTCCAATCAAGTGTTGGTCTTTTGACATTAGATAAGGTTTATTTAGTACAAGATTCTCCAACAAATGCTTTGTCTTATGATGGCAAGAAATTTATTGCAAATAGGTTAAATATTACTCCTCAAGTTAATGAAACGACTTCATTTCAATTAATAGAGGTTTCGGACACAGATTTATCTACAACACAAATACTAATTTATTCATAGATAATTATAGTTAAATTTGCAATATGGCAGACAAAGTACAAGGTAAAAATATAATGCTTTATTATCATGAAGCACCATCGGTAGACTACCCAGATGGAAGAGATATTCCATTTGCTTGTTCTACAAATTGTACTTTTAACGTACAAGTAGCACAAAAAGAAGTAACTAGCCAAACATCAGCTTGGTATAAAGAATTTAAGAACGATATAGCTTTTTGGACTATTTCTTGTGATGGCATAGTAACATTAAACGGATATGGATATTTAAACTTTCTAAATATTCAGCAAAATAGAACGCCGATTTCAATAAAGTTTGTAGTAGACAATGGGGTTGATGGTTTGGTAATCATTTCAGGCATTTGTAATTTAACAAGTTTCCAAATGAATGGTCCTTATAAAGATATAGCAACTTATAGCGTGTCTTTACAAGGCACAGGTGCTTATGGCACAACTGGAACATCAGTTAACCCTAGCGGAACGGTTATTGTAGCTGGCGGGGTAGTTTACGATAAACAATATGTGGCTGCTGGAGCGGAAACAACAATAACTTGGACTGATATGATAGGCAAGACCTGTTTATATGTTTCTCGTGGTGGGGTTGACGTTAGAAATATAGTTACAAGTGGTGCTACAGGTGAGCAAGTAGCTTGGAACACAACAACAGGTGTATTAACATTCCCAAGAGCATTAGAGAGTGACGAATTTGTGCGTGGTTTATTCCAATAAAAAATAATTAAAGATGAGTAATCAATTACAGATAACAGGCGGTGCAAAAGTTAGAAATTTAGATGGTGTAATCACTGGTTCAACTGGAGTGCTTAATAGTTTGCCTATAAACGGAGCAAATGGTATTCCTCAATTAGATTCTAATGGAAAGATTTTAGTTTCACAATTACCCAATTCAGTAATGGAATACAAGGGAATGTGGAACGTAGCTACAAATACCCCTTATTTAGTAAATGGCACAGGAAACGCAGGAGATGTTTATTTAGTAACTGGTGCTGCTACAACAGGAACGGCACACGATTTTGGAGCTGGTTCAATTACTTT